GCGAAGCTTATGGCATGATTACAAAACAAAGAGGATTAGGTGGTAAAGTCCCTGAATCAACTGAAACACAGTTTAATAAAGATGTAGAGGAAGCTGGAGGTATGGAAGCATTTTTGGATGCAAATCCAATTGATGATGAAATGGCTACAGTAAAAAAACTTGCTCCTAAAATGGTAGAACGATTTGAACTTAAACAAAAATATCCAGGTATTGATGAAGAGTTATTAACTAATATTATTGAAGATACAAATCCACAACACAAAGCAGAAGTTTTAGCAACCTTAGATGAAACTTTTAAAATGATGCAAACGGGTAAAGGTCCAGAAGAAATTATAGACATTCTTGAA